GCCGGTCATTGAGCCGATTCTGAACATCACGCGCTACACGCAGAGTGAAGTTATCGCCGCGATGGTCCAGAGCTGGTTCACGGCATGGATCAAGACCGAGACGAACCCGGGAGCCTTCCCGCTCGCGGAGGCCAGCTACGGAGACGATGATAACCCGGACATCCCGCCGGACCGAAACATTTCCGACAACTCAAATGAGTACGAAATGGGCCCAGGCAACGTGCTGCATCTGAACACGAACGAGGATGTTAAGTTCGGGACGCCTTCCATTCCCGTGCCGGGCTTTGACACATTCGTCAAAGTCCTGTGCAAGGAGATCGGCGCGGCGCTGAACATTCCCTATGATGTGCTGCTGAAGGAGTTCAACGCCAGCTATTCAGCATCCAGGGCAGCTCTTATGGAAGCCTGGGAAGCCTTCCGGATGCGCCGGGCGATGCTGGTGGAGCAGTTCTGCCAGCCGGTCTATGAAACCTGGCTTGCTGAGGCTGTGGCGCTGGGAAGGATCAGCGCACCAGGCTTCTTTACCGACCCTGTTATCCGCGCGGCGTGGTGCAAGGCGGAATGGCTCGGACCGGTACAGGGCCAGCTCGACCCGACCAAGGAAGTCAAGGCAGATATCCTGGCGGTTCAGCACGGCTTCAAGACGCATGAGCAGGTCACCCGGGAGATGGGCGGCGGCGACTGGCATGAGAACGTTGAGCGCCTGAAGGCTGAAAACGCGGCCCTGAAGGCTGCTGGCGCCACCGGATCAGACAATTTCCAGGAAGAACCGGATCTGAATCCTGACAATGACGGAAACAATCCGGACGGAGGTGAAGGAAATGAGTAAGCCAAAGAGAGAGATCTTCAAGCGGCAGGCCTACACCATGGCTGTCGTGGAGAACAAGCACGCGGAAATGACGCTTTACGGGGACATCGTGGAAACGCGGCCTATCGATTGGTGGACCGACGAGCCCGTTGAGGGAAATTTCATCATCCAGGACGAGTTCCTGGAGGATCTTGAGGCGATCAAGGGTTGTGAGGATCTGACGATCCATCTAAACAGCTGCGGCGGCGATGCTTTTGTCAGCCTGGCGATTCATAACCGGCTGCGTGAACTGTCAGCTGCAGGGATGGACATTACCTGCATCGTGGATGGATGCGCAATGAGTGGCGGCAGCCTGATCATGTGCGCAGCTGACACAGTGAAGGTCAATCCTTCTTCGCTGATCCTGATTCATGACTGCTGGTCTTTTGCCTATGACCGCTTCAACAGTACGAAGCTGAGAAAGCTGGCAGATGATCTGGACGTGATCAACGAGAGCCAGGCGGAAATCTACTGTGAAAAGACCGGCATAGCGAACGAAGAGATCCGGAAGATGATGCAGAAAGAAACCCTGATGACAGGCCGGAAGGCAACGGAACTCGGATTTGCCGATGCTGTGATTGCAGATAGCGAAGAAGCTGATATTTCCGTCAGCGCTGATCACAGATCGCTGTTTGTGAACGGCCGGAAAATGCGCTTTGCCGCCATGGGCGAGCTGCCTGAAGGAATCAAAGTGGTTGAAGCCGCTGCTTCTCTGCCCACACAGGAAGCAGACGGTGGAGATAAAACGCCCGAAGCGAATGCTGAAGGCTCTAACGAAGGAGGGAACAACCCTATGACTCTGGAGGAATTCCGCAAGGAAAACCCCGAAGTGGCCGAAGCTCTGCTTGCAGAAGCTCAGGCCGGCGTCAATAGCGACGAAGCGGTTGCCCAGGCGAGAGCCGAGGCGACTGCTGCGGAACGTCAGCGCTGTCAGGAAATTGACGAGCTGAACGGCGTGTTTGACGCTGAGACCATCAACGCGGCCAAGTACGGAGAGAATCCCTGCACTGCGCAGGAGATGGCCTTCCGTGCCGCCCAGGAGATGGCCAAGCAGGGCAAAACTTTCCTGAATCAGATGCAAGCTGATTACCAGGAAAGCGGAGCCGATGGCGTAACTGCTGCGCCCGCGTCCGAAGAGGACAGCAAACCCATGACCGGAGCCGACAAGAAGGCCGCTGGCGCTGCCATGGCCAAGAAGCTGGCCGGTAACAAAAAGGAGGAATAAGCCATGACCCGTGATCTGCATGAAAAGCTTGGCGCCGTAACTCCCGAGAATCTGTTTGCCGGGCTGGAGCCCCGCGAACTGAAAGCTGCCGGTGTTATCCGGAAGCTCGGGGCTGCCGGAACGCTCAAGCGCGGCACCCTGCTGGCAAAGAGCTCCGGTTCTGCCGGCGACGGCAAGCTGGTGATCTTCGGAACCACCGCTGCCACCAATGAAACCCTGACCGCCGACTGCGTCCTCGCTGAGGATATCGAAGTCGGCACTGCCAACGATGAGAACGCGCTCGTGTTCATCCAGGGATTCTTCAATGAAGACGCTCTGATCCTGAAGTCCGGCGCTTCTCTGACGGAAGCTGACCGGGATGCCCTGCGCGTGCGCAACATCATCCTCGGCGGTTCCCAGACCGAAAGTGTACAGTAAGGAGGTAACCGACCATGGCACTGAATGTGAATATCCTGGACACCTACTATATGGCGGGTCTCTGGGAAGGGCTTTCTCCCGTCAATACCTTCTTCCGTGACCGTTACTTCCCGACCGGTGCCGGCGACATCTATGCCGCGGACAAGGTTCTGGTGGAGTACAAGGACGGAGACAACGGCATGGCTCCCTTCATGGTTGAAGGCGCGGATCCGATCAACGTGAAGCGCGAAGGCTATGAGATCCATGACTACGCTCCTCTGAATGTCAGCCAGAGCCGCAACCTCACAGCCGATCAGCTGAAACAGCGCGGCTTCGGTGAAGCGATCCTGTCTGGCAGCACGGAAGAAGAACGCGCCGCGAAACTGGTTCAGGAAGACCTGGCCCTGCTGGAGCGTAGGTTTGCCCGCACTGAAGAATATCTGTGCGCCCAGACCATGATCAACAACGGCTTCACCGTGAATGAAATGCTGGATGCCGACACCGTAGGCAAACAGGCCACCGTGAAATATTACGATCCCAACATCGGCAACGACGGCGCTTACTCCATCGGCACCGCGTGGACTTCTTCCACCGGCTGGAGCGAGATCGTTGAGGACGTGCGGAATATGTGCCGCAGCCTGACCCGCCGTGGCCTGCCCGCCAAGGATCTGATCGTTGGCCAGGCTGTCGCTGACGTCCTGCTCGCCAACACCGACTTCCGTGCCCTCGTTGACAAGATGAGCGGCATCATCATCGCGTCCCCCATCATGCAGGAACTGACCAAATACGACGGCGTTTCCCTGCTGGGCGTGATCAACTTCGGCGGCTACAACCTGAACGTGATCGTTGTGGACGAACAGTACCGCGGACTGGACAGCAGCAATCCGCCTGTCCCGGAATGGAAGAACTACTTCCCCGCCAAGTCCATCATGGTCTCCGCGCCCGGCGCTGGACATCTCATGTATGCTCACATCGTCCATATGGACGAGGATGGCAACATCGAGACCATCACCGGCAAGCGTGTGCCTGATCTGTTCGTGGACCGCAAGAAGAAGAAGAGGGAGATCATCCTCGAGAGCCGGCCTCTGGCTGCTCCGCTCAATTACAGCCCCTGGGTCTACGCTTCGGGCGCTGTGTCCTGATGAAGGACAGAAAGGAGACGAACCATGCGTATCCGCGCAAAATGTGTTCTGGGTCTTCGCGACCTGGACGGAAACGGGCCGATCTATCCCGGATGTGTTGCTGAAGTGGACGATGCAGAGGGTCAGCGCGCTGTCGACGGCGGTTTTGCCGTCAAAATGCCCGCCGCGTCTGCTGACAGGCCGTGCAACATATCTCCGGCATCAGAGCCGGGCGAGAACCCGCCCGAAGGTGAAAACGCCCAGAATCGCCTGGAAACGACCGAAAACGGCAATGGCATGATTAAGGGCCATCTGGTCAGGGAGGATCTCGAGGAAATGACTTATACCCAGCTGAAGGAGCTGGCAAAGGATATGGGCATCGAAACCGGCAAGATCAAGAGCAAGGCGGGCATGATCGAAGCCATCTGCGCCGAGGATGTGTACGCCGAGGAAGAATCTGTCGAGACGGACGAGCTGCCCCCGACTTTCGACGCTCAGGAAGTGATGGGATAATGAATTTCCGGGAAATGGTAGCCCAGGACAATGTGAAGGTCTTCGGGAACACGAACGAGTACGCCGATCTCCGGAAGATCTG